TAATGCCATACATGAAAAAATCTTACCTGTTACGGATTCGTTTACCTTTTGGTGATGAACACAATCCTAAAAACTATCTAACAAAATTGGTTAAGTATGATAAATTGATTGACTTTGAGAATAGTTTAAGTTATATTAATGATGTCGCTGCTACATCTGTATTCTTTGCCGTAAATTTACCTAAACCAGGAATTTATAATGTTGGTAATGCTGGCACCAAAACTACTAAAGAGTGTTCGGATGCTATGGGTCTGAACAAAGAATGGTTTACAAAGGAAGAATTTACTGCAGCCACAAATGCACCAAGGTCTAATTGTAATATGAATGTTGATAAATTGAACAAGGTATTTCCAATCCAGCACGTTGATGATGCTTTAGCCAATGCTGTTCGGAATTTAAAAAATGCCTGATTTATTTAAAGAGATTGTCCCGTCAATACTACAAACTAAAAAGAATCCTTTTAAGGATGAACTGGACTATAAAGACTATGTTCCGTTTGTGGTCAACCGTGCCTTGTCGTTTCATCAAGACTGTGTACTATATGCCAATGAGTTAAACCTCAGTCCTGGTATCGATAAAGATATGCAGTATCAGTTTTATCTAAATACAATAAGGTCGATGAAAAGGAAATTTCAACCTTGGCAGAAAACATCGACTAATAAAAATATAGAAGCCGTTAAAACATACTTTGGTTACTCCAATGAGAAAGCTAAAGAAGCTTTGCGGATTCTTACTGAAGAACAAATCGCTGAAATAATAATAAAAACAGATAAAGGCGGAGTGAACAGGTAATGATTTCAATTATTGATTTAGTTGAAGTTACACTAAGTGAAAAAGATGATTTTTTAAAAGTTCGTGAAACATTAACACGCATTGGTGTAGCTTCCAAAAAAGACAGAATACTGTACCAATCTTGCCATATCCTACATAAGCAAGGTAAGTATTATATCGTACATTTCAAAGAACTCTTTGCTTTGGATGGTAAACCAACTGACATTTCCGAAAATGATTTATCTCGTAGGAATGCCATTGCCAAACTCTTATCCGACTGGGGACTGGTAAAGATTGTTAATACCAAACAGATTAAACTAGTATAAATACTAGTATACTATATGTGTGGTGCTCATCTGAGGCCACAGTTTTGATTAACTCGCTTGAATTTAAGGAGAACACATGACAAGCACAAATCTATTATTTCCACAATGGTCTTCCCTATCCAAATCTTTGGATCCTTTCTCGGTCGGTTTCGATGATGTATTGAACCAGATCCGTGATATCTCAGAAACAGTAGCCAAAGCATCACCTGGTTATCCTCCATACAATATCAAACAAGTAAAAGAAAACAAGTATGTCATTGAAATGGCAGTTGCTGGTTTTGCTAAAACTGATATTGAAGTTACTTTAGAAGGTAATAAGTTGGTAATCAAAGGTTCTACAATTGACAGTTCCGATGATGCTGATAGTTATATCTACAAAGGTATTGCTAACCGTAATTTCAATCGTGCTTTTACTCTTGCCGACAAGGTAGAGATTAAGGACGCAGAGATTGCAAATGGTATGCTTAAAGTTTGGTTGGAGAACATGGTAAAGGTTCAAGATGCGGTAAAGAAAATTACCGTAAAATCCAAAGATGAGTAACTGGTGGCCTGTATCCGATGAGGAATGGGAACAATTGAACTACCCAAACGGTAAATAATACAGGGGGCTCTTGACAGCCCCCTCTTTTTGAGTTATAATTATATTATGAAAAACTGGAACAAAACTAAACCCTCTCGACCTGGTTATATTGCCACTACAACTGGCGGTAAAGCCGTTCTCAAAAAGGTTCGTTCAAAAACGAATCAAGACATCTATTATACCTACTCAAATTGGGCAACCAATGAGATTGAAGGCATCACTTTCATTCCTGTAGTCAAAGCTATACCTACAGGTGAAACACAAGTTATTCACTATATGCGTAAAGATAATTTGGAGTATGTGAAATGAGTAAATTAATTGAACTTCAAACATTGGGCAATCCAAAATATTTGTTTGATCCAAGAAATAAGTATCACATAAACCTATTCAGATGTTTTTTGAATGAAAAAAGATGGGGTGCTCCTTGTCCATTTCTTTTAGAAGAACCATATCTAAACATACCTGATATGTTGAAGGACAAATATATTAAATTTCAATTAGGACTAAAATGATTGATTGGATAATGTACTCCGGTTGTAATATTACACTTAAATTAAATCCGTTTCATTGGAGGCTTTCTTGTGCATACAATAAGACCAATGAGGTGTGGGAACAAGATGCCTTATTGATTGAGTTATTGCCAATCACCATTCGTGTTTGGTTTGACAATGGTGAGTGGTAGTACAAAGATTTCACCAGGTGAAATTGATATAGTTCATAAATAAGGTTATGTGAGCATTTACAGAGCGCTACGATTATTGGGTCAATTTATTAAGGAGAGACCTAATGAAGTTAAGTATAGTTGGTTGTCCCGATAAAGAACGCTTTAGACCTTATGTCAAGCGAGCTGCTCAGTTTTACGCTCAGGAACTAATATCTGAAAAAATGTTAGAAAACATCTTTGTTCGGATAAAGTTTAGTAAAGATTTACCTGCTTATGGTTATGCTTCGGTAGAAGATTATAATGATAGTGGTAAACCTAGAGAATTTGAAATTGAGTTACATTCTGGCATTGGTGGTTATGATATTCTCAAAACATTAGCACATGAAATGGTTCATGTTAAACAATATGTTTATGGTGAAACCAATGAAAGATTATCTCGTTGGAAAGGCCAAAGAGTGGATTCTGATACCATTGATTATTGGGTTCAGCCTTGGGAAATAGAAGCACACGGATATGAAGCTGGTTTATTTACCAAATTTGCTATCAAAGAAAAACTTTGGGAAGTATTTGAAGGTGTTAGTAATCCAGATTCAGAAATTAAAATAGAACCTATAGGTTGGAAAAATATACCACAAATAACTATTGACAATCAACCTATATAATGTTATAGTATTACATATGCGGTCGGGGTATAGAACCAGAGTAGGTGTCCAACTTACTCATCTAGTGCGAATCTAGACCACCGCTCCACTTTTTCAA